GAACCGTGAGAAGGTATCGGTACTCTATGGACATATACATCGTCGTGAGTGGGCAGAGATGACTCGGGAAGACTATGACGGTCCTCGGACTGTCGTCGCAGCGTCACCCGGCTGCTTGGCTAGAATCGACGGAGCGGTGCCATCCACTAGGGGGGGCACCGACTTAGACGGCAGGCCCTTGATGAGACACGAGAACTGGCAACAGGGCCTCTGCGTGGTTCAGTACGAAGAGGGGGACGGCAGGTTCAACCTTGAGATGGTGACGATTCGTGATGGTTGGGCCATGTACAGGGATAAAGAGTACTGTAAGTAATGGTACACTTGGGTATGTCTGATACCCCCACTGACCTATCCACCAATGACCCGGTGGACATGAGTGGTCCAGCAGTCTATGAGCGCATCAACCCAGACGAGGTCGTTCGGGAGATGCACGAGGAGGGGGGGCTATCGGTTGATCCCCGCACCGGAGAGCGTCCTGAGGTGGGTGTCTTTGTTTCAAAAGAGGGCCACGAGCAGAAGCACGCCCTTGAGTCATTCGGCAAGGAGCAGTTAGCCACGTACATCAACTCACCGAAGCATCTGGACGCTCTAACTGGATTGGACTCTCTAGTTGGGGGCTGGAGTGAAGGAGAGGCTTACTTGGATGTATCTCGTAAGTTCCCTGAATCGCCAGATGGGTTTAGTGACTCACGCACCTTTGCGAAAGAGAACAACCAGATCGCTTCGTTCCAACGCTCAAACTTCACCACTGAGTACAACCCCAATCACCCGAAGAACATTGCTCCGGGGCATGTGCTTGTAGAAGGTGAGGCTGATCGGTGGGAGAGCAGCAGAGACCCCCTAGACACCGACCAGCCTATTGTGGAGCGCGAGTCCGACAACCAGCGCGGCTGGATGTTCGGCGGTACCTAGATCAACTTGTTGTTGGTCAGGTAGACCAGCACAGCCACAGTCAGGTCTTCAGCGATCCCCTTTAGGACCTTGTTGTGGTCAACGACCAACCGCTCCACCGTGTCGGAGAGGAACACCTCAAAGTAGTGTTCCAGCCATCCGTACTGAAACTTGTTGACAAGGTCAGTCGATATTTTGGCGATAAGTGCCTGATCAGGGTATGTTTCTAGGGGATCAGTCACTACCGTACTTTCCGTTCCGGGCATGGTTTCGCTCCTTGGTTCATCTGGCTCATGTATAATAGTAGCCGCTGACCCTATGGGAAAGCAAGTCCTATTTCCGATCAAGGAATGTTGCATATGATTACGAAGGATCTAGTAGAGAGAGTTCTAGCCACATTTGTTCAGGCCTCACTCGGCGCCATGACCTCCAACTCAATGTTTGACCTTGGTGTTGATCAGTGGAAGATGATGGCTGGTGCGGGTGTTGCTGCCGCTATCTCAGTATTGAAGGGCGCTTTGGCCTCCAAGTTGGGGACGAAGGGCACGGCCTCATTGGCCGACTGACCTACTCAGACACCACAGATGGTGTATAGTATTGAGTAGTTGCTACGTAGTCTTACCTCAGGTGTGATCCTTTATGGCTGTTGATTTCTGGTCTCCGTCCTATAGGGCCTCGGCTAGTGATCTAACGGTTGCAATCTCACCGCTCGGCTTAGTTGAACTGGCCGATGAGGAGTTTGAGGTCCACGGCCCACGCCTGAATCGCTATTCAGCAGCGTGGGCGTGGTACCTCGGACACCACTGGGCGTACCGCCGAGAGTTCGGTGAGTCCCAGTTCTATCTGAACTATGTCCGCACCCTGTCGGACTACATCACTAACTTCTGTTTTGGTAAGGCCGTACAGTTCCGCACCCCGGAACAGAACAACGCTATTATCCCCCATCTGCTCAACAAGGTGTGGGAACAGCACAACAACAAGGAACACACCCTGTGGGAGATGGGCCAGTTGGCATCTGTCACTGGGGATTGCTTCGTCAAGGTTGCCTATGAGGAGCCCTACGTGGACCCCATTGGCATTCCTATTGCGGGTAAGATTCGCATTCTCCCCCTTAATCCGGCCCACTGCTTCCCAGAATACCATCCACACGACAGGACCCGCCTACTTCGCTTTAAGTTGAAGTACCGGTTCTGGGGGACGGCTTCAGAGGGTACTCGTCAGGTCTACACGTTCACCGAGATCATCACTGACGATACCGTGGAGCAGTACATCAACGACGAGTTGGTGGACACCTACCCCAATGCCATTGGGCATATTCCTGTCGTTCACATTCCTAATACCACCATTTCGTCCTCCCCGTGGGGACAGAGTGACATCTGGGACATCATTCCGCTCAACCGAGAGTTGAACGAGAAGATGGCAGAGGTGTCAGACATCATCAACTACCACGCTGCCCCGGTTACCATCATCACCGGAGCCAAGGCGAGTCAGTTGGAACGAGGTCCTAAGAAGGTTTGGGCTGGGTTGCCCAAGGATAGCAACGTCTTCAACCTTGAATCACGGGGGGAGATGTCAGGTGCGCTTGAGTACATTCAGCACATCAAGCGCACGATGCACGAACTAACTGGTGTGCCTGAAACTGCACTTGGTCAGACCCAGCCCATTTCCAATACCAGCGGCGTCGCATTGGCTATTCAGTATCAGCCTATGATGAATCGCTATACTATGAAGAAGGTACACTTCACTAGGGGATTGCAGAAGGTCAACGAACTGGTTATCCGTACCGCTGCTATCTTTGAGCCTCAGTTACTGGTGTTCGATGCGTCTGTCTCTGAAATGCCAGAGAAGGATAACGCTATTGAACTTGATCCCACAGACCCCCTCACCTATATGACCACTGTCCACTGGCCTGATCCCTTGCCAGTTGACGTACTGATTTCCTTGAACGAAATCCAAGCCAAACTTGCTCTGGGCCTTGAGTCTAAGCGTGGAGCCCTCCAGATTCTCGGGGAAGAGTTCCCGAACGAGAAGATGGCAGAGGTGTTTGAGGAGCAGATGGAAGATGCTATGGATGCTGGCACGTTGGAGATGTTCAACGCCCAGATCATGCAGGCCGTTTTTGCCGCCACTGGAATGCTACCCCCCGATGGGGCTGCACCACCCGGCGGAGCGTCCAATGGGGAAGAAGATGGTGGGGTACTCCCCGGCGTTGCTGCCCCCGGTGCGGACGCAGGGTTGTTAGACAACTTGATACAACGGGCATACGGGGCGAGGTTCGCCCAGCGCCGTATTCCCACAGAAGACTAAGCATAAGTAGCATTACTCTAGTTATTACTAGCCAAATCAGATATGGAGAATAGTTATGGCCGATACACTTACGAACCCCCCTACGCCTGAAGCCCTTGCCGGGCTTGTAGTGGTGCCTCCCAGTCAGAAACCTGTTGATAATACTGAAGTTTCTGAAACTGCCTTTTCAGTAGGTACTGAAGAGTCAGCCTCTTCTCGCACATTCACTGAAGAGGATGTAGAGCGTATTCGCACTCAGGAGAAAGACAAGTTGTACAAGCGACTTGAGGACTCCGATGGACGAGTCAAGACACTTGAAGACCAACTGGGCATTCTTAATCACGAGAGCGACGAGAACAGGTCAGAGGCTGCACGGCTGGCTAAGGCTGAGTCTGACGCCATACGCAGGCGGGAGGAAGATGAACTTAGCGCCAAGGAACTCATCACCAAGCGTGAGACTGAGTTCGATGAGAAACTTAAGGGCGTGGAGTCAGAGTGGGAAGGCCGTCTCGCCAAGATTGAAGATGAGCGTGCCGCACAGTCTGCGATGCTTGAAAAGGAGCGTAGTTACCGTGAGTTGGAGGTTTATCTTCAGCGACGTGTAGACGAAGAAGGGGAATACATTATTCCTGAACTTCGTGATCTTGCTGCTGGCGCTACCGAAGAAGAGATAGATAACTCTATAGCGGTACTTAGGGAACGCAGTAGTGCTATACTGGAATCAATCCAGCAGTCCGCGCAACCGCGTGGTCTGCGGGGGTCGCCCATAACGGCACCCCCTGTTGGGCCAATGGAAACTCAGACGGAGCAGCACACATTGTCAGCGGAGGATATCCGTGATATGCCGATGGAACAGTACATGCAAATGCGGGACAGGCTCCTAAAGGCGCGACCCTCATCGCAGGGTCGCTTTTAACAACATAAAACCATAGTCCCCTAACGGAGGAAATCCCCAATGGCCCTACCCGCGCCTTCTGGTGGTTCGATTACGACGGCTGCTGACCAGTCTTCGCTAACCGGCTACTCGTCAGACACAGCGCTCACCCCAGCGATTCAGACTATCTGGAGCAAGGAAATCTTGTTTCAGGCTATGCCTGTACTTCGCTTTGAGCAGTTCGCTGTTAAAAAGACGGAACTTGGCGTCATGCCGGGTCTCACCGTCAACTTTATGCGTTACACCAACCTCGGAGTCGACCAGAACACTGGTGCGACACTGACGGAAGGTACTCGTATGGAGCCTTCAGCCCTTTCGGCCAGTCAGATCCAGATTGTTGTTTCTGAGCGTGGTCAGGCTATTTCAGTTACTGAGTTGCTGCTCAACGCTTCATTCGATGACGTTATGGCGTCGTCGTCCCGTCTCCTTGGCCGTCACATGGCTCAGTCGATGGATATTGAAGCACGTAACACCCTGTACAAGGCTGGTATCCCGTTCGGCGGTGGCTCGGCGGTTGCTCCGTCTATCACCTTCGGACGTACCAAGGCTACTGGTGCTCGTACCACGGTTTCGCCATATGATGGCGGCACCATTGGTACGGCTGCTTCGCCGGGCTACCTGTCCCCCACGACCATCAAGGATGCGGTTGAGACCCTCGCTGCGGAGAACATTCCGCGACTGGGCGACACCTACGTCTGCTTCGTTCACCCGTCGCAGAGCCGCTCCCTACGTGACTGGCCCGAGTTCATTGAGGTAACGAAGTACGCCGCCCCCGGTAACTTCATGCTCGGTGAGATCGGTCGCCTGTACGACGTGGTCTTCATTGAAACCACTCAGGTCTCCAAGGGCCTTGATGGTACTGCCGCAGGTTCGGCGCTCTCAGCCCTCAGTGGGTTGGATGCTGACGCAGGCACCGCTGGTATTCAGGAGAACGCCAACGCTTACAACGCCGTTATGATCGGTGACAACGCTTTCGGTCAGGCTATTGCCTTGCCGGTTGAGTTGCGCGATGGCGGCGTGATCGACTTCGGTCGTGAGCACGGCCTCGCTTGGTATGCCATCTGGGGCTTTGGTGTCATCACCAGCGAGTCCCGAGTCATACTCAACACCCTTGGTGGTGCAATCGCCTAGTTGCGATTTGTTATAGTGTTGCGTGGGGGGTTGGGGTCTACTAGCCCCGCCCCCCTGATACATATACCCCTCGGAAAGGTTTAGCACAAGATGGCTGATGAAATCGAAGTAGAAGCAGAAGAAGTAACATCAAAGGTACCACCGAAAACAACGATGGACAAGTTCGCGGTTAAGGCATCTCGCACCAAGAAGGCAACTCCAGTTGCTAAGACGCAGGTAACTCCAGTTATTGAGGACGAGCCTATAGCAGAGGTGGTTGCAGAAACCGTTACCGTAGAGGCTGAGACGAAGCGTGCCCGCATCAAGGGAACTTGGCGCATGTACTTCGCTGGTCAGGTTTACGACTTTACCGATGGGGAGTCACACGACCTCCCGCTAGACTTGTACAACTATCTGCGTGGAAGCGGAAACATCTACGACACTCTCGCATGAGGTAGGACATGGCCTTTACGATTCCTAACCGGCCAGATACAACTGACGCCGATCAGGCAGAACCAGACAAGGGCGACTTCCAGTCCCTTGGCTATCAGAAATCGGGAGTGTTGAGTGGTGGTGCTGTAACAAACAGTGCTACTAATACCGTAACCGCTGCTGCGGTGAGCGGTTATCTCAACGGTGAGTACTTTAACGTCTCGTCAGACACTGTTCTTTCTATGTCTGCCCCGGCTACTGGGAACGCTAAGTTCGTCCTGATTAATGTACAGAAATCAGGGGGAGTTTTCAGTGTGTACGCCCTACAGGGCACCACTGCCAACAACGGGGAGAGCGCTTCAAACGCCCGGTTCCCTGACTTCGACAGCACCACCGACATGCTTCTGGCTGCTGTCTACTACGCTTCCGGCGACACAGGCATAAACGCTGCTGCCATCGTTGACAAGCGTGTGTTTGTTCTACCACAGGCCAACCCCACAGTCGTAACTTCGACCCCCGGTTCTGCTGTAGGCAGTATCGGTGAGATCCGCATTGACTCTAGCCTGACCCCGGTTACGGGACAGACCAGAATCTACGTAAAGACGGACGCCACGACGTGGACCAACCTTGGGTCTGCTAGTGGTGGCGGCACCACTACTGAAGAAGTACAGGACATTGTTGGTGCTATGTTCACCGCCGATGCCTCCCACTCTGGTATCACAGCCGTCTATGATGATACCGGTGGTGGAGTTGATCTGACGGGTTCTACAGAATGGAATCTCACGGTTGCGGGGAGTACCGAGAACATCAGTGGCTCCGATACGGTAGCGATAAACGTATCCAGTAATGCTGAGGTCAGTCTGTCCCACAGCAACGGCACGATCACGATTAACGATCAGTGGCCGAAGATCAGGACACTGACCCACTCGTCAGGGGCCACCAAGCCAGCACATTACCTCGTATCAGACCCGTGGGGTTACGAGTGGGCCTTCACCCTAGATCAGTTTATTTACACCTCGCTAATCACTGCGTCCATGTGGCCTAACACTAATAACGCATGGACTTGTGGAAGTTACAATAACAGATGGTCAGGCGTCTACGGCGTTACGGTTTACTATCAGGGATTAAGCGGTCTCTCAGATAGAGACTTAAAGCAAGACTTTGGCGCAGTTCCCGGCCTCAACTTTGTCAATGGGTTGCTGCCCCAGTCTTACACGTTTAAGGATGACCCCGGAACCATCCGATGGGGCATAGTGGCACAGGATGTTGAGGAACTGTGTGAGACTCAGGGGATTGCCAACAGTTTGGTTACTGTGGGGGAGGATGGCGTCAGGAACCTAAACTACATAGACTTTCTTGCACCCGTCATCAAAGCCGTTCAGGAGTTGTCAGTACAGGTAGAGACGCGAGACACTACTATCGCAGACCTACAGGCCCGTGTAACGGCCCTTGAGAATGCTTGAGATGGCTGACCTCCCTAAACCTGATAGTACCTACTCTAACGTACACGTAACATCAGTACGTCGCATCACACCGGCTCGTATTAGTGATGACTTTCCCGCTGTAAACCAACCCGGACAGGACTCCGTACCCGGAACAGACTCGGCCAGTTAGTAGTACAATGGGTCTATGGCTGCGCTGACTGACGTTGAAACTACAGCGAGGAACTACCTGCGGGACTTCCCTCGGTTCTTCCAGTTGGACTTTGACGCCACGGGACGCACCTTTGACCTAGGTCATCCCAACATTGATTCAACAAAACTATGGATAGCAACTTATGTTAGTGGAGCGACGACGGAACTTACTACTAGCCAGTATTCCCTTGATGATAGGAACGGCTTGCTACGTCTGGGCGCTGCTCAGGCGTCGGGTACGAAACTTCTGGTAGAGGGCTACCACTATGAGTGGCTACTCCCCGCAGACCTGACCTTCTACGCCAAACTGGCCCTGAACCAGCACATGCACAATCTGGACATGGACAAGGAACAGTTGTCGTTGGTGGTTAGGGACGTTATAGGTATTGACGCCATGATTGAGTCCCTCTGGGGGCTAATGACTGAGTACAGCAGGGACATCGATGTTACTACCTCTGAGGCTGTTCACATACCGGCCTCTCAGCGCTTCCGTATGATCCAACAACTGTTGACGTACTGGACCGCAGAGTACGAGAAGAAGGCCCGTGCCCTCAACATTGGTCTGGATCGCATTGAGGTCTTCAACCTGCGTCGCATCTCCCGCACCTCCAACCGTCTGGTTCCAGTCCAGAAGTCCCGTGAGTTGGGTGACTACGGCCCGATTGAACGCATCTACTCCCCGATTGATGACGGCCAGATCGTCATTGAGAAGGAGCAGGATGAACTCCGCACCGACGTGTTCATCGACGGTGATCCTCCTGAAGGGTATGTCTCAGGCGTTAGGTACCTCTAATGACTAATGTGCGTCGTGAGGCAGACCACATTTGGGACACCTACCGAAGGTACCACCGAGAGACGGGTGAGTCACTAGTCTGGTACGAGTTGCAGCCCTTCGGGGCCACAGCAGCCACTGACAGCCTGTACGACGATGTGTACGATGAGGGCCTGTCGGCTACCGGCGGGCTACGGTATCAAACCGGAGTGATTCTTCCGGTAATACAGATACAGGAGACGGAGGACACCAAGAGGGCTCAGGCCGACGGTCGCCTCGTTGTTCAGACTGCCATCGGGGTCCTTTCAGTCAAGGACATGAGAGATGCTGGTATTAGTGACGTTGCGGAGTATCGCAAACACCTCAACGATATGTTCTTCTACGATGGCAGGTACTACGGAGTGACTGGCTACCGGTCCCGTGGACGGGTTAAAGACGAACTCATTATCGGGTTTGAGGGCATGGAAAAGTACGTGGATCAAGAGTTTGTGTACGACCCCGGACCTACCACAATCGTTGAAAACACCTACGCTTGGCCTGCTACTCTCCCATCTTAAATGGTGTATCATTAGTACAGGACTTAGCGAGCGCTAGGCCCTCTCAGATGCCCAGAGGACGTAAGGAGAACGCATGGCTCAGTTTAATGCCCCATTCTCCACGGCCTCTGGCTCAACACATGGCCCCAGTCTCGTAGAGGGCACACTGGCGATCACCCAGTATGCAGAATCCTTGATTGCTACTTTACCCGACACTTATGTGCTGGCTGCCAACGTAGCCCTAGAGGCCCACGTTAAGGATGCCCGTAAGTCTTTGAAGCATGACCCTGAATACAGTGGTCTCTCCGAGTACTACGATGTTGAAGGGGAGTTCGTAGACGACGTACTAGAACTTGAGTTCGGATTCTTTGGGGTTCCTGACAACTTGCAGGGTTTGGTTTCACGCATGGAGTTCGGGGATGCAACACACCCTCCACAAGCCTTTGTTAGGCGCACTGTTCATAAGAAGTTTAATGACATCGCTAACGACATCAGCACCACGGTGAACACTACTCTTGGTACGGAGGGTGCTTATGCCTGAGCGTTCCGGGTTCCTGCTGGCTGAAGATCAGGCCCTGAAGACTAAGTTCTCTG